TATAATTTTTATAATTTTTATTGTTTGTCTCTTTTTAACTAAAAAAGATATAAAAGAATTATGCAACCATTGGCTAGATCAGCCGGCTTTAAAGAGAAGCCTACTACTAAAAGACATCATCCAGTCCCGAGATATCTGAATCAAAATCTAACGGGATCTGGGAAATATCTTGATAGTGGGAATCATAACGATTCTTATCCACTAAGGTATCCCACGTAGGGAAACCGTTACAAATATCATCTGTTGTTAAATTAGTTTGACGAATTTTCTTAAGATCCAATTCCGTCATACGACTGCGCATTAATTTTGGGAGATCTGCTAAATTATCAACTATAGAGGAAACCAACTCAGAATAAAATATTGCCAAGCGCTCATATGCATCCGGGTTCGACGCATATGTGCCATAGACATGTCCTACCACACTCAGCAGTACATCTATTTGGTCTCTACTTTTAGTCTCTCTGCCATGCACTGCTCGAATCATGTACTCTCTAGTCTCTCGAAAAGGTAAACACCAAGGCTGATCCTTTTTTATACTAGGATTCAATACAAACTGATGACGTAAAAACGTTGCCCCCATCTTTCGAACAAAACCATCTGGTGTAGTCGTAGAGCAAAAAGGAATCCCATCTTTTAAATCTCGGATAGTGACATCAAAATGTTTCTTCATAAAGTCAGCAAAAGCCTGACCTCCAAAATACTGCGCACTTACTCCTTCTCCTTTATTATACAAATGATCGTCACCATAGACAATTAATCTAATGTATAAAAAGAAATGAGACTCTAATTCTTCCTGCACCTCTATCGGAGCTTGATTTATTTGCCAAACGCAAAATAAACAAAAGTACAATGCCATAATCCAAGAATCCATATGACTGGTATTAAAGGCCCCCGAAGGGACTCCTCCTGTTACTATCCCCCACACATCACCAAACAACTGAGTAACTCTAGTAATCATATTCTTCAGGAGAAATTTTAGAACTTCCTCTATCATTTGAGCGTCTGGATCAGTCTGATCATAATGCATTGTCATTGTCGAAAAGTACAAATTAACAAACGCCTCTCGTACAGTTTGATCATACAGCTTCGCATCTCCTTCTACTATTGTCGGTCTCCAACAGGACTTAATATCTATTCCTAACATTCTTGCTAAAGTCTGAGCTCCACCATGAGACCATCGATGCCCAACCCGGATCACCTTTCCTCGTTCTTTCAAATGCCTTAGGAGTGAACACATTCTTTCCAAATGAATATATATTCCCGTAGGAATATTAAATACTCGTAACTTATTCGTAAATGACTCCCATTGATCGTCACTCCATTGCTTCTCA